GGTATTTGGAGTGTCTTTTGTGAAGGTAGTTCTTATGGGCACATAGCAACTTATGGTGGTGGTAGAAACGGTTGGTATGGATACTCAGTAGGTTCGAGATATGTGTATATGAGTACTATGGGTGATAACGTAGGTGTTCATGATAATGCTAGGGGTTGGATTTGGTATATGAGTGGAGCAGTCCTTTACCTATATTGGGCTGGTAACGAAAGAATGTCAATGCAACCTTGGGGTGTATATGTAAACCAATATTTGGAAGCAGGTGGTTCGTTAAGAGCGCCAATTTTTTATGATAACCAAGATACTGGATATTACTTAGACCCACACAATACCGATAACCAAGGTTTAAGAATGAGAGGTGGTACTCTACATGGTCCAAACTGGTGGTGGGGTGCATATCTAAGAGTTGGTACAAATAACAGAGTTGATGGATGGGCAAGTATCTTTACATCAAATGGTAATTTACATTTGGATTGTCGTGATGGATACGCAACGTATCTTAACTGGCATAATGATAACACAATCTTTGGTTCATATCACCAATCGTATTTGTATTATGATAGAAATGATACTTATTACTTTTTTGGAAACAACTCTGGTGAATTAAGAACATTTTACGCACATTGTCAAGTAGGTGGTTATTCGGAGACTAATGGTCAATTCCAATTTAGGGTTGAAAGAAATTACTATTCCGGTAATACTAGTACTGCGAATTTACAAGCAACTGCAGGCGGTAATAACTCTGCATTCCTATCATTCCACAAATATGGTATTTGGGCAACTAATATGGGGTTAGATGGTGATAACTGGCTTCGTATCGGTGGATGGTCTGCATCTTCAAATAGATGGCAACTGGAAATGGGTGGTGGTAATATGTACGCTGCCGGTAACATTATTGCGTATTCTTCAGATATTAGATTAAAAGAAAATGTAGTAACAATTCCAAACGCATTATCATTATTGGAACAATTAAGAGGAGTTTATTTTGATTGGAAACCTTTAGTTGATGAATTAGGATTTGTACCAATGGATAGACATGATATTGGTGTTATTGCACAAGAGGTTGAAAAAGTTGTACCACAAGCAGTAAAACAAGCACCGTTTGATGCATTAGGTGATGGAGGTTCTGTAACAGGTGAATACTATAAAACAGTCCAATTAGAAAAAATTGTACCAGTATTAATTCAATCTGTAAAAGAGCAGCAAGAAATAATTGAAAAACAATCTTTGGAAATTGAAGAATTGAAAAAAATGGTTTACAATATTATTAATAAAGAATAATAAGTTACTTTTTTCAAAAACAAACATATTTATACATAAAACATACAAACTATGGGATATACAGAGCAATGGCAACTCAAAGGCCTTAAAAAACAAAATTATAATGAGCTTGATGGGGTTATTATAGGTACACAATGGGAAGTAAAAGTTACCGATGATGAAGGTTACAGCGGAACTTTTCAAGGAGCAACTCCTTTTAAAGCATCTGAAGTGAATGTTAGTACTTTTACATCATATAATGATTTAACAGAAGAGAAAGTTTTAGGATGGATAAAAAATACCGTAAGTGGTTCAAATTCATCTACAAACTATTGGGAGCATATTATGGGTAGAGTTCAGAAAGATATTAATGGACAAAAGAACATTATTACTAATGTTTCAGAACATGAACTACCTTGGTACACCGGTTCGTTATCTGGATCAGTAACACCACCTTTACCAGCGGCTGCTAATTACGCGGCACAAGCTGATTAAGAGATTATTATATAAAAAAAATAAAATACCCGAAACACTTTATAAACAAAATTATGTTTTGGGTTTTTTATTTATATTTATATGTGTATTTTTGTGGATAAACAAATACAAAATTTAAAATACAAATCGGAGAAATAAAATGGCAGAAAGAATAGTATCACCAGGCGTATTTACGAGAGAAAATGACCTTTCCTTCTTAGCTCAAGGAATTGGTGAAATTGGAGCGGCGTTTATAGGACCTTTTAAACAAGGACCTTCGTTTGTTCCTACAATCGTAAGTTCACAAACGGAATTTGAAACAATATTCGGAGTACCGGATGGAACTTTTTATACAGAGTATGCAGTTCAGAATTATCTTAGAGAAGCTAGTACTGCTACTATTGTAAGAATAGCTGGTACTGAAGGATATACACAAAAAGGACCATTAGGCGTATTTGCTAGTGGTAGTGGTTTTGGAGTTAAATTAATAGGAGTATTATATAACACTAAAGTAGGTTCTACTTATCAAGCAATTATTTCTACTGGTAGTATTGTAGATAATCAAGCAGTGAAAGGTAGTTTTGTACTTAAAGGAAATGAATTTGGCGGATTAAATAATCCAAACGCTGGAATTTCCGCATCTATTCTTCCTTCTGATACAAATGACTTAAAAGATGTATTTGGTGAATCTCCATTTGGAGTTAAAAATGCTTATGGATATATCTATTATGAACATAGTGCATCTTTATTTCCAGTATCGGATACATTTTCCCAAATTTCACATTCTATACTTCCTGACCAAGATTATACAGATGAAGCTTTGGCAGCATCAACTCCTTATATACAATCTCAATTGATAAGTGGTGAAAGATATGACCTTTTCCGTTTCCATACAATCGGAGTAGGTGAAGTTTATAATAAGAAATATAAAATTGGTATTTCAAATGTAAAAGCCGCAGGTGAAGATGGTTCAACTGATTACTCAACATTTACAGTAACATTAAGAACATATGGTGATACTGATAAATCAAAAAGTGTTATTGAACAATTTGGTAATGTAAACTTAGACCCAGCATCTCCTAGATATATTGCAAGAGTTATTGGTGACAGATATTTTACAATTGACCAATTCGGTAAAATTACTGAAAATGGTGATTATAGTAACAAATCTCTCAATATAAGAGTTGAAGTTTCCGCACCAGGCTCATTCCCAATATCAGCAGCACCTTTTGGACATGGTGCTTATACTAATCCTGTAAGATTATCTAATCCAAATTTAGTACCTAAAGTAATTTATCAAACTGGCTCTGCTGAAAATACATCATCATCTCCAAAATATTATTCTGGATTTGATTACGAAAGCGTAGCAGCATTATTAGATAACACTCAATATTTAAAACCATTACCGGCAAGTGCAGGGGTAGGAGTAAATACTACATTTGCATTTGATTCACAATTGGCATATCAAATGACAGGTTCTGCAACATCTGATATGGTTAAGAGACAATTTTTAGTAGCATTACAAGGTGGTTTTGATGGTGTAAATCCAATTATAGTAAAAGCTAAAGCCGGAGATGCAGATTGGGGACCAGCTAATAATCAAGGATTGAATTGTTCAACTTTAGCATCTGCGGGTTCACAAGCATATGTTAAAGGTATTAATGCACTTTCTAATCCCGATGAATATGATATCAATATGGTAGTAGCTCCTGGTATTATCAGGGAACTTCACCCAGCAGTTACTCAGAAATTAATTGATATGTGTGAAGATAGACAAGATTGTTTCTATATTGCTGATTTTACTGACTATGATGCATCTATTACAACTGCAACTGAACAAGCAAATTCAGTTGATTCAAACTATGTAGCAACATATTATCCTTGGATGAAAACAATTGATGTTAATACAAATAAATTAACAACCGTTCCACCATCAGTATTATTACCTGCTGTTTATGCAAGTAGTGATAGATTGGCAGCAGAATGGTTTGCACCTGCTGGTTTGAATAGAGGTGGTATTGTAGGTGCAGTTAGTGTATTAAATAGATTGACACATTCTGAAAGAGATACACTGTATGAAAACAAAGTAAATCCTATTGCGGCATTTCCTGGACAAGGTATTGTAGCATTTGGTCAAAAAACTTTACAAGATAAAGCATCAGCTTTGGATAGAATCAATGTAAGAAGATTATTGATTGCAGTTAAGAAATTTATAGCATCTACATCTCGTTATTTAGTATTTGAACAAAACACTTCTGAAACAAGAAATAGATTTATTAATACTGTAAACCCATATCTGGAAAACATTCAACAAAGACAGGGTTTGTACGCATTTAATGTTGTAATGGATGAAACAAACAATACTCCTGATGTAATTGATAGAAACATTTTAGCGGGAGCTATTTACTTACAACCTACGAAGACTGCAGAATTCATTATAATTGATTTCAACATTCTTCCAACCGGAGCAAGTTTTTCAGCATAATAATGGAAAGTAACGAAGGTAGATATTTATAAATGTAAAATAAAAGGAACAAAAAAATGGCAGACAATTTAATATTAACATATGACCAGATGATATTCAGGCAGTTCGAACCAAAAATGAAGAACCGCTACTACATGGAAATTGCAGAAGTTGGTATCCCCGCATTTATGGTTAAAACAGCAAATAGACCTGAAATTCAGTTTGAAACTGTTAAAATTGATCACATCAACACTTATAGAAAATTAAAAGGTAAAGGTGAGTGGCAAGATTTGACTATAACTCTTTATGACCCAATTGTCCCATCAGCAGCACAATTAGTAATGGAGTGGATTCGTTTATCACATGAATCTATTACCGGACGTGATGGATATGCAGAATTTTACAAAAAAACTATTAATTTTTATATGTTAGGTCCTG